ATTTCTTCAGTCAATCCATTGTTTTTCAACAATAAATCTAACTTTGCTTCGATTCTTTTTAATCTTTTTTTCATTAATTAATCATTTTTAAGTTTGTTATTAATAGCTTTATTTTATACTATAAAACTCGCAATCCCTCAAAAGCGTTGTTTTAATAGCTTAGTTGTTTACTGATGCGTTACTCGAACCGTCGATATAATTATTTCCTTTTAGACTTAGATTACTCGTGTTTGAGTTATGATTTTCGTTTATAACAACGCTTGTTCTAAACATTGAATTTATTATTTGCCAAATACCACCACCTGTAAAATTACCATCTGCAAAAATGCTTAAGTTTGATAATAGACAGTCCGAAAAAGAAACGCCTTTACTATCTTTTACATAGATATCTCCATACCAAATATTGACTGCATTAAATATTTGACCAAACTCTAATTCATTTAAAGCGACAGAGAATAAAGAATTGTGATTTATTGTACCGCCAACAAAAGAGCCATGAGAATTATTTAAACCATCAGTCATGACAACACCAACTCTATTTTTATCTATATGATTTCCTGTAAAAGTATTGTTACCACTTTCGCATCTAACCGCTATTTGATTTCTAGTTATAGAATTATTTGAATAGATTGAGTATTCAGCTTCATCTGAAAGCTTTAAGCCTGTATAATTATTATGAATATAACAGTCTGTTATCTTAACACCACCAGTATAATTTTTGCCACTTAGTCGATTATCAATACCGTATGCATCAAAATTTGATATTTCTAATCCTTTAAAATTTATTTGCTCTGAATCATTAAGATAAATTCCGCTTTTTGTTCCTACTCCGTTTTCTGATATAGCTTCATTAAAATCTGCTATAACACCACTTCCTACTGAGTTAAGTGCGCCATTTAAAGCGTAATCAGCTTGTGTGCCTTTAATTGTAAAATCCTCTAAGGTTACATCTTGTGCGCCGTCAATACTTAAAACATTTAAAACTGAAGCACTAGCTTGTAAAATTGATTTACCACGAATACCTCTTATTTTTTTTCCAGATGGAATGTTTATGGTCGTGTTAATTGTGTGAGTACCTGGTGGAATTAATACATTATCCTTTGAGTTTAATTCTGCTTGCAAATCAAAATTTGAAACTGCGCCACCTGATAAAATATTAATCTCATTGTACAAATCATTCTGCACAGTGTTGTTAATGTATACATTAAAATTTCTTACTAATACATTAGAATTATAGACGCTATTCGGTGCAGAAATAAATACCCCAAACTGCAAGGTGTTAGCATTGAATTTACCTTTGTATTTTGTAAAAGTTGATGTTGGCGTAAACTCGACATAACCACCTTCATTAAAATCTCCTACCCTTATCGGGGTAGCTTCGCCAGAAAGTAATTTTAGTTCAATATCAAACACATAATCCACGTCAGTTTGAAACACACTAGCTAAACGAATGCCTTGATATCCTGCACCAGTTATCGGCAATTCAATAGCATCTTCCGTAGCGTTATAGACAGCCGTTAATACGTTATTAATCCAAGAGCCTATAGTATTTCCATCCAACCTATTTGCACCTTGCAATAATAGATTATCTTCAAAAGAGTAAACTACGTCTGCATCTTTTACTGGACTTCCTGAAACTACAGACCAATTACCATTATTAGCACCATCATTTGCAATCTTAAAAGGTGTACCATCATTAGGTACAGGTGTAACAGCGTTAAAGTCCGATAAGGTCTGATAAGTTACAACACGGTCGAAAACTACTGAATCTAGTTCGTCTTTTAAGTCTTGAGTCGTGCCATTGTAACCGCCTTTGTCTGTGTAAATCGTATCAAAATAAGTCTTTAGAGTACTTTTAATTAAGCTCCATAAACCCTTTTTAGGCGTAAGACTATCACTTGCGCTTCCTATTATAAAAGGGTCTGTATCAGCTATTGATGGTATGCTGACTAATGTGTTAAAATCTATGTTGTTAGGCGTTCCTATAATATCAGACATATTATCTTTGTCAATCTTCACGTCAGTATCACCCTCGGCTCTATTTGGGTCTACAGCATAAAATAAACTACCAGTACCTAAACTAGTCGCTTCTGTTAAATTTCTTACTTTATCACTCATTAGTTTAATATTAAAAATCCACCGTTATCTAGTTCTAGTACTTCCCCATTATCAAGTAATAAATACTCTATGTCGACAATGTTAAAATCACTTAAATCATTTAAATAAGGTGCGCTTATTTCTTCGTTTCCTGTTAATGTTATATTATATTTAGTTCCCTCACTTTTAGAACCGCCACTATTATCACTATATGTTAGATTAAGACCGTTATATAGTCCTAATATCCTTAAAGAACCAAAGACCGTTATATAGTCCTAATATCCTTAAAGAACCATCGTTAAACTCTAATATACACCTAAAATATAAATCTTTGATGTTGTATAATTGTTGAGACGTTATTAAATCAGATTTTAAAAGTGTAAAGTTTAAACTCTGGTCATATTTATAACCATCTTCTGAACTTTGTTCTGTAAAAACTGCGTTATTAGTCCAGAAGTCGTAAATGTTAGTATTAGGAAAACTTGTTACAGTTTGCTTATCTCTAACTATTTCTAAATTATTATATAATTCAAACTTAGCTAAGTAAACATTCTTTATACCACCTACATTATCTCGGCAGTTTAGAGCTGTTCTTCCTTTTGTTAATGCTATCATCTACTTTTTTAAGATAAACTTTTAATTTCTTTTCTAACTCTTCTTTTATTTTACTGTCTCTAACCTCTTTCATTAACTATCTAATTCTAAAAAATTACCACTAACAGAACCACCACCACTACTTTTATAGTAATTACTTTTAGTTTCTGTTCCCCCTAAATACCAACCGCTAATAGTATCGACGTCTTGGGGGATGACGTCGTAATCATTAGGCTGTGAATTATCGTACTCTGGTATGTTCTTATCACATAAATATCTTTCTAGTCTACCGATATACGCATCCGCTTTACTTTGTGCGCCTTTAACGTTATACTTAACATTATCTATGTTAGCGGTTAAACCGTTGTCTGGTGCGTTTTCATAGATACCTGTATTTTGCGCCAATATAATACCATCACGTAAATATTGAGCGTAAACACTATGCCATAAAATAGGCTTTATATAATCAGTAAACATTTGCAAATAATCATCAGCTAAAGTATCTGCATTAAAATCAGTTACTATTTTGTCAAATAAGGCAGTGCCTAAAATTGGTTCTAATATTAACACCTCAACATCTGTAAGTAGATGCATAAATTTGTCTGGGTCTACATTACCACCCATTGACGTATTACTCTTTATTTCTTGTGCTGTTATTAATCCCATTATCCTTTGTTTTGATGTGGTGTTAATCCTACGTCTCTATTGTTGTTTGGCACTTTGTAACCTCTTCTCCTTGCATCTTGGGTTTTTATAGTTTTTGCTAATGGGCTGTTTACGTCTACACCACCACCACGCTTTAAATATATTTCTCTTTGCCATTTATGTTTACAAGTTCCGTTAGGATATTTAGCACTCATTTTACCACCACCTTTCCATTTCCATATTGAATAAGAGTTTGTACCACCTAAACCAAATCCATCATTCACACCGCCTCTATCCATTTGCATAATATCCTCTTTACGATATAACTTATTTGCAAACATCATTTTTTGACAAAACTCTCTTTCTGGTAAAGGATTGCCAACGTATCTATAACGTATCGCTATATCCTCGCTGTCTTGTTCACTCTTCGCGTTAGGTCTAGCTACCCCAGTACTTGTTGCAAACTTTAAGCTTTCATATATTAAATCGTCAGTTTCATAGTCTACCTCATTTACAGCTAATAAATGCCAATCTTTTCCGTCTAAATCTTCACCAAACATTATTAGATGGTCTGCAAGTTCTACAGTAGCTTCCATTTCGTCTGATAAACAAACATGATTAGATAACTCTACATTATCTTCAATATCCTCTACAGTATTATCTTCTACAACGATTTCTTCTTTTTCTTCCGTTCCGTATGTCTCTCTTAATGGTAAAAACTCTAAGTCAGTTTCTAATCCAGCTAATTCTAAGGCTGGTTTTATAGCGTCTAAGAACACTTCTTGCTTTGGTAATATCTGATAATCGTTTAATAATTTAGATGCAGTATCTAATTCGTCTGCGTTAGCACCAAAACCACCAGCACTAGGCATTCCAAACAATAACGGACTTGTTACACCATGCGCAACTAATATTTGCTTTGCCGCATCCTCTCTAAGGCTTTCCCATTGTTGGTGCGCTTCTGGATTGTTATTTAATGGCGTTACAGTAACCTCTGCTTCTTTACCATCGTTAAAAGACAGTATAAACTTTCCAGCGTTTTCACTACCTGTTAACTTTTGTTTTATACGTCTTTCGATTTCGTCTTTTTCTTCTGGTTGTAATGCCCCACCATTATTCATATTAATAACATAGCCGAAACTAAGACCGTTTTTAATATGATTTATACTAAAATTAGATATTTCTTCCTCAATCTCGCAATATTGTAAACCTGCTAAATAGTCTGGATAAGAATAATAAAAGTTACCGCTTTGATAGGGTTTAATCAAAAGTATCATTTCCTTATCAGTCATTTTACCTTTAAAAATAGTAATTGGACTAGGCTTATACTTGTATATCTTTTCCCAATCATAGGAATAATAAACTTTTTCTATCTCTCCTTTTTCGTTAGCTAAACCCATAGCTAATTTATTAATTGGAAAATGCTTCATAGCACCTATACCACCACCAACAGAACGCACTAGCTTTATAGCAGCCATACCAAACATCTTAAAGTCATTTAATGTTTGTCTTTGTTGTTGCTTTGCAAATATATCATTTAAAGAGTCGTATAAATCATCACTTCCTTTTTCTACGATACCACGACCATATAATAAAGAACTATATACATTTATAATACTTTCATTTGTCGGACTACCATTAAATCGGTCTATAACATACTCAAAGAAAGAATTGTTTTTACCGTTAGTAACATAATCAGAACGCCCACTATTATACTCTTCAATATCTGGTTTTATGTAACTAGATAACTGTATTAAACTTATATTTTTTGGCTTACTATCCATTTATATTATAATTTTGTGGCACTTGTGAAGTAAAGAATAACTTACCCCTAAACAAAACATTGTTATTAGCATTATCTAACACCTTGTAACTAAAAACACTACCCTCTACACTTGGTATATCTAATTCAAACTCTAACTGATTGTTATTAGCTTGTATAGACTCTACACTTTCATCTTCAATAGTAAATTCGGTTTCTTGTGTAGTGTTCTCATTAAACAAAATAACATTGTAATTATCGTTAGTAGAGTAGTCTCTTAAAGGCACTTTTATAGTGTTTGTCACATTAGGTATTAATACTCTCATATAAATAAAACAAAAAAAAGCACGTTTTGTTTAAAACGCACTTAATTTATATTGAATTATGTTTAATTTATTACGGTGTAACGTTAGTCGCACTTACAATACCATCTAAAGCAGTAATTGTTGCAGCGTCTAAATATGGTGCTGGTGCTGTTTCCATTGCGTTAAAAGTTAAGTTATAACCGTTAAACTCGTTTTTAGCTCCTCCCGATTGAAAATCTCCTGTTTGATAAGTACCATCCTCAATACCTACTACTCTATAAGAGCCATCTCTATATTGAACAACCACCAAACATCTAGCACGTAAAACTACCGCTAATTCGTTTGCACTTTCTTTAGTTTGTTTCTTTAATACTACCGATAAAACTTGTTCGTAGGTAGTAGTTCCAGCTTGTGGGTCTTGTGTAGGTGTTTCTACATAAGTATTACCATCCGCTATAAGTTCGTATTTAAACACCTCAGTTAATGAAGCATTAATAGCAGTCGCTTCACCAGCAGCTACCGTAAAACCATCCTCTAAGAAGTTGGCTAAATATATTGCTTTCAAACCACCGATTGCATCTCTACATGGTTCGGTTCTTCCGCTTGTTAATGTGCACGCCATTTGTTTTTTTGTTTTAAATAAAAAAGGTGGTAGCCTTAAAGATTACCACCTCTTATATGATTATTAATTAATTTCTAGTTCGCAGTGTTTGTAATACCGTAAGTAATGATATCAGAAACGTTACCGTACTGAACACCATCTCCCCATTCTACTACAACGTGAACGTTATCAGAACCATCTATCATTGATTGGTCTAATAGTCTTACTTGTGAACCAAGTGCTAAATCTTCGATACCGTACCAAAGAACATTAGAACCTGTTGCTACCATAACGTTGTCAGATAAACCAGCACATTCGATAAGTGGCACTCCTTGAAATGTCATTTGCGCTTCTCTTTCGTTGTATAAATCCGCAGCACCTAAAGCAGCTTGTGCTTGTATGTAAAATTTCTTAGCAGCGGTTGAAATACGAATACCAAAGCCTGGCATATTGTAAATCACTTTACCAGCAGCATCAATCACTTTTCCTAATTCTGCAACAATGTTAGCAGCACTTAAAGTAGCACCAGCAACCTCATTAGCAGCAGGTAAATTAGCATCAGCAGTTAATAACGCTTCAAAACCATCAAACTCACCACCTGTAGCGTTAGCACCTTGCCAGATAACATTTTCACGAGATGCAGCAATGTTTGAAGCTACTAAAGCAATTAAATAAGACTCAAAAGAACCTGTAAATCTACCAGATTGGTATAAAGACTGCCATACTGGTCTGTATGTCTTTTTACATAGTTTCATATTAACCTCAAATTTCTCTGTTGTTAATACTCTGTCTGCGATTGTAATAGTACCGTTATCAGTAAAATCACAAGTAGCATCCTGTACGATACCAGACAAGTTTACGTTAGGCACGTTATACTTAAAAGGCACGTTTTGTACTACTTCTACACCACCGTTAGCGATAGTTGTAGGTGCTAATAATGCAGCACTAATAAATTGATTTGCTGCAACACCAGCATAGTTAGAACTGATTGTCTCAGTTGTAGCTAATTTTATTTCTTCTTGTTTCATCTTTTTAGTTATTGTTAAATTGTTCAAATACTCTATCTTGTATTGTTCTAGGTCTGTTTTGACCGTATGCAATACTTT